GTAATGAACGAGGAAAGAGTCGCCTCCGCAGCTGCCGATCGGATCGTACTCGTACTGTATGTTCACGAAAGGGTCGACTCGGAAGCCGCAGAGAGGGTACTCCGTGTCGGAGCGTGTCGGAGGGAACTCCGAGATGCTGTAAGCGGTAACGGAGAGCCCCGGAGACGAGGCTTCGGCAGAGTGTGGCGCGAGAGTGCCGAACGCGACCGCCACGAGGCTAACGAGCGACAGGAGACGCCTCACGTCAGATCTCAGGGAGTTGCACAGGCGTGTAAGGACTCTGTTCTACTGCTTCGATCTCGGGAATGACGGATCCGTTAGGGCGCGTGTCGCCCGGATACAGGAACTCGACGTAGCAACGACAGTTGACGACGTTGAACGCGGAGCCGCTCGGATCGTGGGGATACATCATTGGCTCACCGTCGACGTCGAAGGGCTCGTCTACGGGGATCGACTCGCTCATCATGTCCGTATGCCACTCGCGACCTCGCGCGTCGCCTGTCGCGACCCAGACCTTCTCAACGGGACCGTATTCTCCGAGGAGCTGAGCGCCCTCCCAATCTCCGTTGACGTACGCTCCGATCGTCTCTGTCCTCGCGATCGTGTCAGCGCGATACTCCGAGAAGTCCGCGAGTTTGCCGATCTGATCCTTGAGTTCCTCGTTGCTCATGCCCGAGGCGACAGCCGAGGTCACTCGATTGCGGACGTCTTGCCAGATTGTGTCTCCAACTCCAGCAAGGCGATTCGATGCCTTCGCCATGTAAGAGACAGCCTGATCATTCGTTACGCGAGCCCATGACGCGACCTCTGCGGAAGTCATCGCGACTGCGCCGGGAGATTGAGTAAAGGCGGACATTGATCCCGATAGGTAGGTCTCCTCGATCTCGGGAGCGATCTCTCGATCGTAAATCAGTCTCCATTGTCCGACGATCGAGTCGAAGGCGTGGAAGTCTCCTGCCGCCGTGAGTGACGAGACGATCGAGGTCTCAGGGAGTGTCGCGAGGAAACGCTCGTAAGCAGTCGTGACGACCTTCTTGAGGGATCGGGCGATCGAGTCGGACAGGCTCTCAGATCGGCGATCGAGCCATGCCTCTGTTTCCCTGCGGTTCCTCGGATCAGGCAGGTTCGAGGGCGCTCTCAAGGCGTCCATACTTGTGCTCCTGCTTCGACGCGAGAAGGGCTCGCGTGTAGGTGTCGAGGGACAGGGTCAGCGCCTCAGCGTCGACGTTGTAGCGTTCCGCGATCTCAGGGACAAGGATCCACGCTCCCTCGAGGAGTGATCCGAGGTCAGAGTGCGCTGTCGCGTCGAAGTGCGTATGGAGAGCTGAGGGATCCGCGCACACTACGGAGGAAGCTCCGCCGGGCTGTCCCTTCCCAACGGCAGAACGTAGACGAGATCCTGCGCGTTCGAGTGCTCGGCGTACGATCATGTCGCACGAAGCAAGCAGAGCCGCCTGTCCGACGCTCGTGGGTTGCGTTTCGGGGACCGTCTGCTCGGGGGCTGGAGCCGTGATCTCGGGAGTTGAGATCGCCTTCGCGTCCTCGACGACTGAGACACCTTCGGCGATCTCTGGCGCGCTGAGGTAGCCGAGGTCCATGAGAATGCTCGGGGCGAGAGTCGGCGCTCCTCGAACAACAGAGAGCAGAACATTGCGCCTGCGCTCCTCGTCGTCGGGTGCGTCCTCGGGTGAGAAGCCCATTTCGCGAAGGAGGGCGTCGGCTGAGAGTTCGTTTCGGTCGTATGCCTCGAGCGCGCTCGCGGTCTTATCAGGCTTAGTGCGGAGGTCCGACGTGTCGTACCAGATCATTGCCTCGCTCGGATCGTAGCCCTCTGCGGTCAGAGCCGCCTCGAGGAAGCCGATCGTAAGCGCGTGGACGACGGTCTCAGACAGGGGCTCAATGTGAAGCGTGATCGCTTCCTCGGCAACCTGCCAAGCGCCCCAATGGTTCATTCCGCCTGTCCCCGTCAGGACTTCGGGCGGTATGTCGAGACCGAGAGCAAGACGCTTGATCGCTTGATCGAGGAGGTCCATGACGCGATCGTCGAAAGGCGTCGAGAAACTGAGGTGCTTGATCTTGTCGACGAGTTCGCCGGGAACCTTGACGACGAGAGGGACGACCGCAGCTGCGGATCCTCGGTCGATGAGGGGCGTAGTCATCGCGTCAATCAGAGTGTCGACGAAGCCGTCCTCGGGCGCTGTGGTGTTCTGATCGTCGGGGTCGACGGGCTGAGACGCTTGAGGTCCCTGACCCGGAGGGAATACAGCCTCAGAAGGGATCGCCAGCACTCCAGCTCCAGCGAGGCGAGACGTCGCGGTCGCGTGTATGTGACGGTTGAGGAGGTCGATCTCGGAGAGGACAGCGAGGACGCCTCGGACAGGAGCGTCGGGCTCCCATGAGCGTCGAGGGTGCTTGCGCCAGACGCGTACGACGATCGCGTTCGGGTGGAGATCGCGCCAACGCTTCTCCCCGACTCGGATCTCGACTCTGCCTTCTCGTGTTTCGCGGATCTCCTCCGTCGACAGGACGAGCCAAGTATCGAAGCGATCGGAAAGAGGATCGTCGAGGGAGGGCTCAGCAACGAGCCAAGCTACGCCCGTGACGGAGAGGTGGATACCGAATGAGAGGAGCATTTGCCCTTGTCCCGATTGTCCGCCTGCGATGAGGGCAACAATCTCCGCCGCGCGCTTCTGCGCTGGGGAGTTGATCGGGTCCTCGGGGTCGATGATGATCGGGTCTCCGCCGGGGCTGTCAGGAGGTCGAGCGGCGACGAGGTTGACTCGAGACATCGCATTGGCGATCCAGTTGACGCCGAAGCGAAGCTCGCCGATCGTGTCGTAGTAGTCCCAAGCGTCGTGATGCCAGCCGTGAACAGAGATCGACGAGGACGCTCGCACTCCAAGATTCGGCGCAAGCATAATCTCGGCAGCTGCGACAAGGCTATTGAACTGAGGCGTTCTGTTTCGGGGTCGGCGATCAGGCATCGTCGATCATGTTACAGCATCGAGCGTGTCGGTGGTGCTACGAGCCCGAGGAGGCTCGCCAATGATTGAGTCCGCCATTCTCGTAGAGATACTTCGCGACACGGGCATTACATTTGGCGTTGAATAGGGCTCCCTCTCGAGGAGTCTTTCCGCAGATCGCCTTCGTGACAGAGACCCAACTGCTATTGACTTGCCAGTAACCAGAGTCGAATGATCTGATGTGCTTACCGCAGGATTGTAGGTAGTCGCGGAAGGGGACGCTCTTACAGTCGCTCGGTCCCGATCCTCGGCGATAGTTCCAGCCGACAGCCTTGCGTTGGCATCGGGATTCACGGTAGGCGATCTTGAGAAAGACAGGAGGGAGACCAACCTCCTTGATGAGGGGACGGAGTTGAGGGCAGATCTCAGGGACAGGAGCCGAGGCGGAAGGGATCGAGGCAGAGGCGATCGGGACAGGAGTGACAAGGAATAAGACGACAGCGAGGAGGAGACTCTTTCGGGGATAGGTCATGTGGACTCTTTCTGTAGGCGACAGGGGCGCTCTCGGGCTCGGTGGCTCTGGAGAGGTGGGGCGCTATGGCTCGGTACTGAGACCCTAGCGAAAAGAGACCCCGAGCGCCACGACCTCGGAGGGTGAGGTCGCGACGTCGGGGTCTCGATCAGGCTGTATCCCTAGTCCCAGAAGCGATTGCCGAGGCGAAGCTCGATGATAAAACGCTCGACTACGACCTCTGTTGCGCGGTCTCTGTCGGCTCGGGAGAACAGCGATGACCACTTCGTCGTCATGGATCCGTGTTCGAGGTTGTACTGCTTCGCGATCTGATTGACAGCCCACAGGACTCGACGGAGGGCTATCTCGTGAGTGTATTTGCCCTGATCATGAAGCCGAGCGAGGTTACGGCAGACAGGCAAGACATACGCCTCGTAGCAACCGTGATCGTTCCAGAGGTAGAGGAGGAGTTCGGTCGTCTCGTGTGAGTAGTCACTTTTCATCGGATCGCCTCCAGTCGCTCGTCGATCTCGAGGTTCGCGATGAAGTCGCCCAGCCTCCAGCGAATGTCGTCGAGGTCGCGACCGAGGACAGGACGGTCGAAGGAGTTGGCGTGAGCCTGTGCGTCCTCGAGGGCGTCGTACGCCTTCTTGAGGCAGGCGATCAGGCGAGGAGGAGTGCTCATTGGATTACCTCCGCGTCAGCTCGGAGAAGGGGCGCGAGTGAGTAGGTCCCGAGGGGATAGCAATACTCAACGTCGTCGGTCCACTTACGGATAGCGACGCGCGATACCTGTCCTCGCCAGTCGAGAGTGACGAACTTCTCGGATCGCTTCGTGACGGTGAACGTGAACACGCAGTCCCAATCTCCGAGGGAACGTACGCTCAATGTCTGTCCGACGACGAAGCCCTTGCTCGAGGCTCGCTTCGTACGGAAGTCCTCGGGGTCGATACCGCAACCGACGAGGTACTTCCAGACGCGCTGGACGATCTCCTCGTCGAGGCTCTCGAGGTCGTCGTAGGTGTCCTCCGTCGTGGCGAGGATCGTGGCGATCGTCTCCAGCTCTCTGTTTCTCATTGTGTGTCTCCTGTTGTAGGTCGGCGTATGCCGTGTGGTGGTGTTGGATCGGTGTCGAAGGATCGGGCGTCGCCCTGTCGGGTCGGGGCGTGTCCGCCCTCGTCGAAGCAGGCGTCGCACCAGTCGCCTACCTCGTCCATCTCGTGACGAGACAGGACGTGCGTACAGCCACATACGCAGGAACAGCGACCGTTGCGAGGGATCGCAAATACGGGGTGCTCAGGGGATCGGCGAGATACTCTCACGCGTACTCCTCCTCGTCGCAGATCGTCGCGTAGACGACCTCGTCGGAGTAGTGGATCCCCGAGCCGTACTCACGGCTGTCGGCGAGAGCGATGAACACTCCGTCGGCGTCGCCTGACTCGGTGATCGTCGAGATCGCGTCGATCTCAGCGAGCAGAACGTAGTTGGGCTGGAAGGCTCCCCTGACGGGGAACTCGCCTCCAACCTCCTCTCGGATCTCCGTCAGACGGTTGATCAGCTCGTCGAGCGTCATCTTACTTACCTGCTTTCTTGAGTGCGCGAGCCTGTGCCTTCTGGCGAGCCTCGACGAATGCGGACTCGCCCTTCTCGCGGAGGATTGTCGCGAGTGACTGGCTGATCTTCATCTGCTCGAGCATCTCGACAGGCGCGTCAGGGAAGCAGATCGAGCAGAGCCCTGCGCCGAGTGCCTCGACAGCGACGTCTACCTTCATGTTCGAGAGGGAAGGAACGAGGGCGAACTGCGTTGGGTTCTTGCCCTTGTTGCAGGTGTGGCAGGAGGTTGACGAGTGAATGTGACCCGAGGAGGAGGCGACGAGGAAGTAGCGATCCCAACCTCCGCGAGCGACGTACTCGGCTTCGAGGGCTGTCAGCTCTGCGGTGATCTTGGCGAGTTCTGTCTCGAGGTTGGCGATACGAGCGAAGGTCTCCTCGTCGAGGGTTGCTCCTCGGTGGCTCCAGATGAACTTGCGATCTCGTGGAGTTCCGTCGTCGTAGGTCATTGGAGCATTGTCGAGCATCTCGCGAGCGATCGCGTAAGCCTCGCCAGCGACCATTGTGCGGTCCTCGGTTGGGTGGAAGTAGGTCGACTTGTAGCCGTAGCCGACGTGCTGTTCGCGACCGACAAAACGGGTAAGGAAGTCGTGCTGACCAGCGAGGCGATCGGCTGTCGTAACTTGCTTCCAAGAGAGGTCAAGAACGAGAGTGTCGATCTCGACTGGGGTGAGTGTTGCTGTGGTGTATGTGTCCATGTATCTAAAGATAGCCGACTCGAGTCGGCTTGTCAACTATTTAGCAGGATTATTTTTTGAGCCATGAAACGTAGGGAAAAGAGAAGGCTGAAACGTCTCCGTTTCGAGGGATCCGTCGAGTTTCTCCGCCCAACGCTGAGCCCAGATCAGACAGCCTTTACACCTCTGATGAGTCGCGTCGGGGCGACAGAGAGGACCGTCAGCTCGGCGCGCTGTCATCGACCACGCCATTGAGTCAGCACTCTGTAGCAGCTGCCAAGTTGATCGAAGTGTTCGACCCTTGATCCCGAGCCCGTGATACGGAAGTCCGAGCGTGTCGACAGCCGTCAGCACCGAGAGCTGATCGGGGTAGGACCGACCGACGAGGGCTCCGATCGACACGGTCCCGAAGGATCGGAGATCGACCCCAGCTCTCTCGTACGCGTCGGCGTGACGCAGGAAGTCGCTCGGCGTTATCCCCGTGAGGACAGGAGCCCAAGGCAACTCAGGAGCAATCGACGCCAGATCGAGCGTCGACTCGATCGTGAGACGTTGGTGCTCGGCGACGGTGAGGTTCGTCATCTCGAGCGCGAGGGGCGCGCATGGGTAATCCTGTACGACAGCGAACTGGAGTCTGCCGACTTCGGACAGGAGACGAGCGACTCCCCGAGCGTAGGTCTCGGGATCCGTTTCGTAACTCCCGTGACGGACGATCTGCGTGAAGCCTCCTGAGTCGAGAGCCCAATTCACTCGTGCGGTATGTCGGGATCGAGCGACGCTGTTCCACGACAGAAAGAGAGGGCGGTCAGCCCTCTCCAGCCAGACGGGTTGATCCGTCCCGAGGTAGAACCTCACTAGCGGAGGCGCATCTTCTTTGAGATCGCCTTGTGCTCGCCGATGCCAGCTGTGGCTTCGTAGGTCTGCGCTGGAGGGACAGCCTCGCAGTAGCGCATTGCCTTGTCGAAAATGGAGAAGTAAGCGTTCGGGAGCATCGCGTAAACGTCGAGAGCGTCGTCCTCGAGACCGTACCAGATGATCCCGAGGACGAGACGCTGGAAGCCCTTTTCGGTCTTGCTGATCGAGCCCTTGTCGCCCATCTTGACGTCGTAAGGAGCGATGACGTCGTTGATGCCGATGAGACCGTGAAGCGCCGAGAGAATGTAGACGTTGTTCTCGCCGACCTCGGCGATTGCTCCAGCGAGTTGCTCTTGGAAGGCTGAGCCGATGTAGAGATCGCGAGCGGCACAAGCCTCGGAAGCCTTAGCGCCTCCACAAGGAATGACGATGACTGGGGTCTTGGTGCTGATGTATGTCGTGCTCATGTATCTAAAGATAGCCGACTCGAGTCGGGTTGTCAAGTCTTTAGCAAGATTATTTTTTGCGCCTCGGAGATCGCCTCAGAGACCGCACATTCCTTCGCACTCCATGTCAAACAGAGACCAGATCCCCTTCTCATCGTTCGTGCGGAGATCGACCTCGCTGAGAGGCTGGAGGGAGGCGTGAAGGTAGGCGCGACCGCCGAAGCGTTCGATGATGCCGGGGTCGCGTCGGACAGCCTCGTCGAAGTCGATCGCGTCAGCCCATTCCTCGGGCATCTGCCGAAGGGCTCGCCACTCGTCTTGAGACTTGAACGGACAGCCGATACAAGCTGATCGAGGAGGACGGTCGAAGCCATGCTCCTCGCACCAGTCCAGACAATCCTGTCGGGTTAGTCCTGCGTCAACGAGGGGATACTCGTTGCGGATCCACGAGAAGGCAGGATCGCGCATTCGCTGAGACTCGTCAGCCGAGATCCCGATGACGGTCGTAATGCGGTGTTCCTTACAGCGTTCGCCCTTGGCGAGCCCTGCCAGCTCTCTCTGCTTCTTGAGCAGGGGCAAGATCTTGTAGTTGCTTGTACATTGCCTCGGCTTCATGCCCTTCTTTCCCTCGGCGTTGACGACGTGTAGAGGCATCGAGGCGAAGCCCGATCGTCCCTCGACGAAGTCCTGACGAATGTTGCCTGCGGAGACGACGTGGAACGGGATCCCTTCCTTCTCCATGAGACCCTTGAGGTAGTCAAGGTGCGTGTAGACATTTTTCGGTTCCCAGCCGACGTCGGCGTAGACGACGTGGTCGGCTCTCTCGATCTCTCCTGCGATCATCTTGAGGAGGACCGTCGTCGACTGAACTCCTGCTCCGAGGGACAGGACTCGCAATGGGTAAGGGCTATCAGGCATCGAGTTTGCTTTCTGTTGCGGCGATCAGACCCGTGAGGGCTGATGCGGAGAGCGCGACTAACGCTCCGAGGAGGAGTCTATTGGAGGGGTAAATGAGCGCAAGGACCGACGGGACAGGAGCGATCCAGATCGAGAGACACCAGTCGCACGTCGCGAGGTAGCCGATCATCTCGCCTCTCGCAATCGCCCATTCTCGGATCCGTTGCGTAAGGCGGTCGGCAGTAATCAGGCGTGTGAGTCGGTATGTCGACAGCGCGACGAGCGTCAGTAGAAATGGTGTCATGTGCCGAGTCTAGTCGTTACAGGCGACGACGTGTGGGAGAGACAACCGAGCCGGGTACAACGGGCTGTGCGATCAGCAGAGACGCGATCGCGTGTACGAGAGCGTCCATTCGGTCGGGACTCTTACCTTCGTTCGGGACCCAGCTAGTCATCTGACTCTCGAGCATGGGAAAGAAGCCAGCGTGGTGTACGAGACCTCGCTCGTACAGCGCGGAGACGGGCTCGGCTCGAGCTGACTTGCTAAGACGGGCGGTGATCTTTTCGACTCGGAGATTCGGCTCGACTGCGTGGATCGTCGCGCGGACCATGTCTCCGCCCTGATTGGACTCGACGACGACGCGCTCCGCGTTCCAGCGTTTGGCGGCGGAGGCTACTTGCGCTCCCCATTCCTCGGGGCGTCCGGGCATCGAGCAATCCTCGAGGACGACTGCGTGATCGACGCCAGCCCTGCCCTGCGTAGGCGCGCAGGCGACGATTATTCCGCACTCAGCTGTCTCGCCCGGCGGATCGACAGCGACGATGATCCTCCACGCGCGACGCTCGAGGAGCGACGGGAGACCTCGGTCGGAGAGGTGCTTATTGAGTCCAGCCCAAGGTTGACGGACATCGAACGACGTGAGACGGGATCGGTCGAGGATCAGCTCCGTCCAGAGCGCCCCTTCGACGTCGTCGAGCCACTCAGCGTGTAACTCCTGTCGCCCGAGGCGAGTACCTTCGTACCTGCCGAGGACGTCGTCAATGAAGCCCGGCGCGAGGTTGGCGACGTTGTCGTACGTCGATCCTGTCGTGACGAGAGTATCGTCGCGCTGAGACAGGAGTCTGAGCCAGCGAGCAGGCTTCGGGGTTCCCGTGAGGAGCGCCCAAGGCTCCCTGCCGAGGCGTAGACCGAGGAGAAGGTTCGAGAGAGCGTCCTCGCCTCGAGGCATCGAGGCAGGCTCGTCGACCCATGCCCAACCATGCTGAGGTCCGCGTAGTCGATCGGGCTCCTCCGCCGAGAACAAGGTCGCCATTGCGCCATTGTGGAATGTGACTCGACGTTTCGAGGGCTCGTAGATCGGGCGCTCGGAGGGAGGGAACACGGACAGCAGACCCGACTCTCCTTCGACCATGACGTCACGCACGTCAGCGGCGGTCGGTCCGACAAGGGCGATGCGAGGTTCGATCCCGATCATCTGTCGAGTCGTCTCCGCCCCGACGCGAGTCTTACCGAAGCCTCGACCAGCGATCAGCATCCACGCGCGGTAGCGAGTCCCTAGTCCCTCGGGACGCGCCTGATTAGGGCGACGCCAAAACTCCCAGAGGTACATGAGTTGTTCGAGCTGAGACGGAGACAGCCCTGCTCGGATCTCGTCGATCTCCCCTGTCAGGATCGCGCGCTCCGCGTCGCTCATGCGTTCCCATTGAGAGTTGTCGATCGTCGTCATCGCCTTGCTCGAAGTCCCTGACCCGGAGCGAGTCCAGCAGGCTGTCGAGTCCGCGTCGGCAGACGTGTCGGCTCGGGGACAGCCTCAAGGACCTCAACAGACTCAGCGACCTCAACGATGATTGCTGTGGTTTCTTTGAGTTCTTTGAGTTCGGGCTGGATCGGGACGATCTCAATGACCTCATTCTGAGTCTCTTGAGGTTCTGAGGCAGCTGCGACGGTAACGGCTGTCGTATCTATCACCGTACGCGACCTCTCTCTCATTCGAGAGATGCGTTCGTCGAGAAGTGTCGCCGCCGTCGTATCGACCTCGACAGGACCTCCGTTCGCGCCTGTGATCTCGATCCGTCGCGCCGCCAGCATTGTGATCGCCGAGGCGGCTCGAATACGGTCGCCCGACTTCTCTGCCTCCTCCATTTCTCTCACGAGACGTCGGATCGCCTGTAGGTGCGCCGAGGCGAGGAACCGATCGGTCCGATCCTGTAGGTCGTTGACCGCGTACCGAAGGGCTCGCTGTCCCTCGGGAGACAGGAGGTGGTAGCGGACCGTCTCCTCGTCGAGCGAGAGTTCCGAGGCAATCTGCTTGTAGGTCGCCCCAGCGAGGGCAAGGTTGGTCGCCTTCGCGAGGTCGATCGAACGCTCCGTTGGCTCTCGTCGGGCTCTTGCCTTGCGAGGAGGCTTGGCGACGGGCTTCTCAGATGTCGACTTCGGGGTTGCCTTCTTAGCGGTCATTGCGTGTCCTTCGTAGTGTCGAGGCTGTCTGTCTCTCCTGCCTCGCGGATAATCCAATCCTGTACGGCTCGCTCGATCAGGCGGTTGAGGCTGATCCCTAAGTGACGCGCTTCAGCCTTGACGAGGAGGAGGTCCCTCGGGACGAAGCGCACCAATACCTGTATGCGTGGAGTCTCGTATTCGGTCGGTCTACCCATTTCGGTAGTTGACGCTATCAGTAACGAGGTGTCGGGAGTACGTCAGCGAGCGCCTGTGCGACGACGTCGGGGCTCTGTGTCCCGTCGATCCGAACGTGAGACCAGCCTCCAGCGAGGCGTTGCGTCTTGGTGTAGCGCCCCTTCCACCACGACTCTGTCTGTTCCTTCGTGCCGAGACGGAGGGCGCGTTCTCGGGCTCTCGCTCTCGCTACTTCGGGAGGGACGTCGATCCACACAATCGTTAGTACGCCTGCGCTGTCCGCCGCGGTAAGGAAGCCTGAGTTGGCGAGCCTGTCCCCTTCTCCGAGGACGACGTTGGCTGGACGGGAGGAGATGAACTCGATCGCCTTGGGGTTGATCGCCATGCCGAGAGCATCGGTCCCTGAGAAGCCTGTCTCGCGGACCTTACCGAGCTGGATACAGCCTGCGCCGTAATCAAGGTGTGGGATCGGGGCGAGGAGTTGCGTCGGTGTTCCCCAATGTACGAGTTCTGTCGCGCGGAGGACGGCAGACGACTTCCCTGAGCCGGGCGCTCCAATGACGTAGATCGTTCTCATGCCTATCCTTTCGGCTCGGACCCGATGATCCAGAGCCCTGTCGTCGAGTCTCCCTCGGTGAAGCCTCGGGCTACGTCGGGGTGAGAGAGCAGGTGATTGACGACCTTGCCCTCGTAGGTCGGGTGAAAGGTGATCCCGTCGAGCGACTGAGGAACGCGCTTGCCGTAGGAGACGAGTCCCGAGGAATGGAGGTCGTGCATCTCGATCTCGAGAGAGGACGGGAGGGACACTCCGAGCTTCTCGCGGAATAGGTCGAGACGGTCCGCGATGAGGCTCTCTCTGTTCGGTCCTATCCCGATGAGCGTGACCTTCTCGAGGGAGTGAGGGTAGATCGACAGCCCGAGAAGGATCGAGATCGTCGAGTTCGCCGATCCGCAGGGTATGACGAGGTGATGGAGGTCCGACGGAATGTTGCGCGCCTGTTCCGCGCCGACCTTGTGAAAGGCGATGACCGAGTCGTCGTCGGGGTCGGGAGAGATCCCGTAGCGGAGGTGGTAACGCCCTGTCTCCTCGACGTCCTTGGTGACAGCCGACTGTAGAGCCGGGTTGTAGCCCACGCGGATCGTGCGGAACTCAGCTCCGAAGTCGAGCGCGATCTTGACGTTGCTGTGGCGTATTGCCTTGTCGAGTGTTGTCCCTCCGATGACGATCCGCAGGGGAAGCCCGACGTGCTCGGCGATACAGGCGCTCATGGGGAGCTGAGGCGACAGGACAGAGGCTCCCGTGACGATCCCTGAGTAGCCCGACTCGGCAGCTCGGTTGAGGAGAAAGAGACATTGACGGAACTTCGCTCCGTTGACCTTGCCGTAGCCGAGAGGCGCGCAGTAATCCTCTCGCTTGTACCAGCGCCCTCCTCGGTTCTCCCAAGGCGTCGTAGCCGTGAGGACCTCGCCCCACCCGATCGTCATCGGAACACTCCGAACGAGTTGGTGCGTACGAGATCGTCGAACTCGCATCTCATGTCCGCGTATTCTCCCGACATCATCGGCAACCGTCCTGTCTCTCTGTACCAGTTCTGTTTGAGCGCGACGCAACCCGGGTCTCCGAGGTTGTCCTCGAGTCTCAGCTCGACGGGGAGGCGCTCAGCGCGGATCTCCCAGAATAAGTCGAGGTCAGCGTCGGTCGCGACTCCTCGCGACGCCATGATCCTGTCGTACATCATGTCCGCGTAGACGTTTGGATACCGACGGTTGGGTCGGTGGAAAGACTTGTAGGTACAGAGAGCCGACTCAAGGGTCAGTCTGTTGACGAAACGAGCGTAGGGCTCTCCCTCGGCGCGTGTCTGTGCCTCGAGGAGTAGGTCGTCGCCGACCTGAGCGAGGTACTCGAGGTCCTGTCCCGTGTAGCGCCCGTCGAAGGACGGGTTGCTCGCGTGATGATCGAGGTCATCGCGTCCCGACACGATTGCGAGTCCGTTGCGGTGCGATCGGGATCCGGCTCGATCCTCGAGCATGAGGTCGCTCGGAGAGACAGCGATGCCCGAGCAGAGGAGGTAATCGCAGAAAGACCACGCGGAGAGTCTGCCGAAGGTCGGGATTGCTCGAGCCGCGGACCATGTCGCGCTCCAGCCTTCGCTTGCCTTCGTTCTCCAGAAGTCCTCCTGTGAGGATCCGCCGAGAAGGGTTCTGTAGCCCTGTATCGCCTGCGGTATCGCTCGACGGTGGTAGCGCCGATCCGTATCGACGACGATCGAAGTGACGTTCTCCTCGAGCCACCCGACGAGCCTGTCCGCGTCGGCGATCGACGGGGCGACACGCCACAGGCGAAGCGTAGTAATCGGGTGTTGCGTACAGCCGTTGAGGAAGGAGAACCAGAGAGTCTCCTCGGTTGTCCATTCGAGCTTCTCCGCGAGGCTGGGGATTATGAGGTAGACGAGTCCGGGGTGCGTCCCGTACTTCGTGTGATAGTCGTAGAACCGAAGGAATACCTCTCGCCGATACTCAGCTCGGCGTAGATCGGCGTCGTCGGGAAGTGTCGTCAGGGTCACTTACGGAGGCGCTCTGCCTTGCGCCGATCGGCGTCGGTGGCGCGAATCGCGGCGCGCTCTACCTCGTCGGCAGGATTCGGAGAGCATGACTTCATGCCGCTCTTAGCGTAGGCAACGAGCGTGTAGCGCCACGCGTCGTGCGACGTGACGGTAAAGGGCGTAACGCCATGTAGCACAGATTGTCCGTCGAAAATAGAGATCGAGCCGTGAGGAACAGCGAGGTAGACGTCGTAGTCCGCGAGGTAGAGCATTCCTCCGTCGATCCCGTGTCGACAGGCGATCATGGCGGACCATGAGCCTCTGATGTTCCCTGAGTCCTTGTGGAACGGGAGGGCGGCGGTGTTGTTGATGATCCCCGAGGTCCAAGGCGTCCCTCGAATAAGCCATGCGTTCGGGACCGCGTCGAGAACAGCCTCGGCGGATTGACGGTAGGCGTCGGGCGCGTGTTCGCGGAATCGTCGCTCGGCGGTGTAGACGAAGTCGTAGATCAGCTCCGCGGCGTCGGGGTAGTTGCGGTCGAAGCGACAGCGCGTACACGCCCAGCGAGATCGGAGAGGAGCTGGAGCCGCGTAGCCAAACGTGTTGTGCTCGACAGAGATCCCCGAAAGACGTCCTTCGTTGCCGACACGCTCCCATTGAGTGACGTGTCGCAGCTGCTGTGCGATTGCGGAGGCGAGTTGCTGTTCCCCGAGGATCTGGACAGCGACGACCTCGTCGAGATCGGCGTCGACGATACAGGCTGTCTCGTTGATCACGAGGGAGTCGGGGCTCGGGGCTGGCGCTGTCGCGCGGATCTGCTTTCGACCGCAGTTCGGGCAGGGCTTGTTCGGCGTGTACGGGATCAGCTCTCCGCACGAACGGATCGTACGAGTCCTGTCTCCGACGTCCATTGACGTACAGACAACCGAGGGAACACGTCGCTGGAGGACGACTCGCTTCATGGCTAGATCGCCCGACTGAGGACGATCCGAACTACGTCGGCGTTCGTCTTGACGTCGAAACGCGAGCGCAAGGTCGTGAGGTTCTGTACGACCTCGTCGTAGGTTTCTCCTTGAAACGGGAGAATGATCGAGCGAATGTCGCTTGCGTCGTAGATCGGTCCTCGGTCGCCGGGTGTCATGCCCTGCTCGACGTTTCCGACGTAGAGGTCGTTCGGGTTTTCGTCGTTGCGGAGCAGGAGAGTGTAGGTCGCGTCGTCGTATCCCGTTCCCTTGAGGCTGTCTCCGTCCTCGAGGATCGAGCCGAGGACAGCGAAAAGGGCGTCATCGTCGTAGTAGGCGAGGTCGCTCGTGCGATTGTCCGCGAGAAGGATCCGCTTCGCCTGAGCGTCGTCGACGTCGAGCCAGATCCCCGGAACCTCTGTTGCGCCACTCTGCTTAGCCGCCTTGAGGCGAGTGTGACCAGCGAGGACTCGACCCGTCGACTTCTGTACGAGGATCGCCCCGTAGAAGCCGTTAGCGGCGATGCTGTCGTTGACTGCCTTGGAGTCGCCTCGGCGAGGGTTGTCGGGGTGCTCGGACAGGTCCGCGACTGCGATCGCAGGGTCGAACTCTTGCTCAATCGTTTTCATTAGTTGCTCTCCTTGGGTGAGGTTCTCTTGATAATGACGTGGATCGCGTCGGGTGTGAGAGGTTCGGCGCTCAGGGCTGTCCGCTGGCGGTTGAGGCGTCGGGTGATGTCTGCCTGCGTGTAGCCCGAGGAGACGAGTTCGACGACAAGGCGATTGCGCTCGAGAAGGGCTCGCTGTCCTCTGACGATCTCGCGTTCGAGGGACTCGAGTTTCTGTTCTCGTGAGGATCGGGGAGGTGGAGGAGGTGTCGGAGCCATTGCGTAAATGGTATCACCAATGGGTGTTACCGACAGAGGTAGGTATCGACCTTTTCGACCCTCTAGTTCTATCCCTTCGAGCGATCCTGTCTCCCGATCTCGGAGAACCGTCGCCCGTTGAGCTTCTTGTTGAAGTGAGGAATGTTGTTAGCAGGTATGCCGATCCTCGTCGTATTGAGAAGGATTGCGAGGAGATCCGAGGCTTCTTGACTCTGGTATCCAGCTAGGGCGATTGCCTCCTCGGTCGGGAAAACGTCTGCGTGGCGATCCTTGTCAGGGTCAATGAGGCTGTCCTCGAGTCCTCCCGTCGAGAACAGGTAGCGGAAGTTCGGAGGGATCTCGTCGGGGTCGAGACTCTTGAGGAGAGAGACCTCTTTCGTGTAGGCGTAGAACAGGACGTCGCTGAACAGGCGAGCCGTGTAGATCCAATCTCGAAGGTACTCAAGAGAAAAGAAGTCGCCGGAGTCGTGGATACGGACCGCCGATCCTCCTCGCTCGACCCATTGACGAAGGTAGGGATCGAGATCTCCCGTCACGCGACGTCGTATGCCTGTCGGTCGGAACTTCGACTGCGCCAGCTCCCCGTGTAGGTCGGAGAGCCATTGACCCGGGTCGTCGAGATAGCGAGTGAGGTTGCGCGTGTGCGCTTCGAGGACATTGGAGAACCGATAGGTCCCGTTTCTCGCATAGCACACCTGAGCACAGGCTCCTGCGTTCGGGCAGGTCTTGAACCTCTCGCCTGTCGGGAGGACAACGTACCAAGCTGGTATGGCGTAGTTCCAGATGTGATCAGGGCGTAACTCGGAGTTCTGCGTCAGGAGTGTGCGAGATCCGAGAGGCATACTCCCCTACGTTACACTTGTCGACGTGACGCCTGAGATGACACTTGCCGAATGGATCAACTACGGAAAGGCTCAGGGCTTCTGTTCGGATCCTGTCTGCGATACTCACGACGGATTGCCGTACACGGAGGAGGAGATCTCGGAGTTCGATGCTCAGGGAGATCCTTGCGTCAATGTTGTGCGGATCTACGGGACAGCGACGTCGGCGGTCTAGTCGACGTCAGGCGCTATCGAGACGTAGAAATCCTGTCCCCAGATCTCAATCGGGTGATAGCCGAGGCGAATACACCACTTGTCAGCAGAGTAGATCCCGATTCCGTCCTTGCGCCAGCTTGAGATCTTGGAGTTCTCGACTGCGGCGAGGCGACCGTCTCGAGTGAGCCTGCTGATTAGAGGCTGAGCGTCGAGTCGGACCTTTACAGCATCGGACAGAGGTCGGTATTTACGTTTGGATTCCGTATTCGCGGTGATACAGATCTCGCACCGACACTTGTAGACGCAATAGGCGTTGAGCCCGTGTGCGAAGGATCGTGTCGGCGGAGCGACAGGCTCGACGACAGGCTCAGGTACGCAGATCCGATCGACAGGAGGAAAGCCGTAGCAAGGGCAGACCTTTCGGTAGTGTGCCTCGAGTTGTCCTCCAGCCTGTAAAAGATTGGCGAGGGAGTCTGTTCTCTCGGTCCCGTTGTAAAGACGACGCGATACGGTCTCCGCGAACTCACATCTCATGGAGCCACCTCCACATTGCGTACATAATCGCAGCTGCGCCGAGGTAATAGGCGATTGTCATCAGCGTTCTCATTCCGCCTCCGCGCTCGCTACAGCCATTGTCCAGCCGACCGCGTTGAGGAAGCTCTCGACGACCTCGGCGTTGAGGTCGGTCTCTTTCGACAGGATCGGTATTGCTCGTGCGGTGAGCTGAGATCCTCCTACGATCCGTCCCTCGACATCTTCCGAAAATGTCCTGCGCCATTGCTGAGATCCGTTGTCGTCGAGGCTCAGGGTCGCCATGTGGAGATAGGAGTCTCCCGTCTCGAGGTCGTATGCCTGTACGCAGATCGCTGTCGCTACCCGAGGATCGTAATCAGCCATTTGCTCGAGATCTCCGTGAACGAGATCGGGCTCTCCGACGTCGGACAGACGGACCCAGCTCTCGTCGATTCGCCCAATGTAACGAGCGTTGACGCAGGCGGCGATGAGGGCATGGAGCGCGACTCGCGTCTCGATCGCAATCGTGACTCCTTGGATCTCGTAAGGCTGAGCGAAGGCGTGTGCGGAGTGTCCGAGCGCGTACGAGCACGTCATGACGCAACCGTCTTTCCTCCACATCTCGATTGCGCTATCGAGTAGCCCTGTCATTTGGAGGTCTAGGTCTAGGGGAATGCTCATACTGTCTCCTTCTCGTCGATCGTGACGACATTCCAGAGAGGATTATCCTCCGAGATCCGTCCTCGGGCGAGCTTCGCGTATTCGGGGTTGAGTTCGGTCCCGACGAAGCGCCGACCGTAACGAAGTCCGACGACTCCGACGGTTCCCGATCCTGTAAAAGGGTCGAGGACTAGGTCGCCCTTACGACTCGAGGACAGGAGACAGGGCTCGACTAGCGCCTCGGGCATAACTGCGAAGTGAGAGCCCTTGAACGCCTTGACAGCGATCGTCCATACCGACCTTTTATTGCGTGTCGACTTCTCGGCGAGATCCGTCGACGTCGAGACGGTCGCCTCTGCAATCGCCTTGTTATCGAAGTAGTACCTCGCCGACTTCGTCAGCATGAAAACGTATTCGTGAGCCTTAGTACAGCGATCGAGGACGCTCTCGGGCATCGGGTTCGGCTTGTGCCAAATAACGTCCTGCCGTAGATACCAGCCGTCCTTCTGTAGAGCGAAGGCGACTCGCCAAGGTATCCCGACGAGGTCCTTCGGTTTGAGTCCGTCGGGAACGATCGCGCTGTGCGCGTGTTCCATGTGACGCTCGTTATTCGTAGCGCCGAGGTTGCCTGCTGGACCCTTGCCTGATCCTGAGTAGGAGTCGCCGAGGTTGAGCCAGAGGACTCCGTCGTCGGCGAGGACACGTCGGACCTCACGGAAAACGCGGACCATACTCTCGACGTACTCGTCGGGAGTCTCCTCGAGTCCGAGCTGGCTGTCGACGCGACGCGCTCCGCATTGCTTACACAGCGACTTGTAAATGCCGTCGCCGACTCCGCCGATCTCGAGGTTCTTATGCCCTGTCGCGGTCAGCTCGGAGAACTTTGAATCGCGCCGATGAGAGCAATCGGGATCTCCGCCGATCCACTCTCCTGTTCCGTAATCGCGGAGCCCCCAATACGGAGGAGACGTGATACAGCATTGAACCGAGCCGTCGAAAATGTCTGTCAGCCTGTCGAGGACATCTCCGACGAGGATCGTCGCAAGGGGAGTTGACTCCTCGGTCATGCTGTCTCCGTCGCTGTCCTCGAAAGGAGGGCTGTATCGAGCGCCTCCATGAGTTGCGAGAGTGTGACGTCGTGGAGGTGGATCGTCAGAGGAACGCCGTCGTTAGTTCGTATGTTGATACATAACGCGAGTTCGTCGTCGGAGTCGATCGAGATCGTCTCGGTCCTATGAGCGTGGATAACGGTCTGACGAGAGTCGTCGCGGTCGTGCGTAATGAACGAGATCATGTGGAGACCGTCGCTGTAGCAGGCGTTGAGGGAGCGCATACCCGTAAAGGTCCAGAACGTCTCGCGGAGATGCGTTCGGCGTTCGTGACGCTGGAAGGTTGTCTGTGTGTGTGTCTTGAGACCGTTTGGATCTGTTGTCATGGCGTGTCTTTCTTGTTGTAGGTTGTCGGCAGGATAGCCGACTCGAGTCGAGGAGTCAACTATTCTGCGTTGACTCTCTTGATAGTGGCGGCGATCGCGTCGGGTGTGATCAGGGGAACGCCGAGCTTCTCGCGTTCTCGGTTGATAATCCGAGCGACGTCTACCTGCTTATGCCCTCGATTGACGAGGGCAACAATGAGAGCGTTGCGCTCGTCGTATGCCTTGATGCCTCGGGCGATCAGTCTCTCGAGACGTTTCAGTTCGTCAACGTCGTTGTTCTTGGTCATTGGGGAGTTTCTTTCTAGGTTGCGTGTCGGACATTTGCGGACAGGGTTCTCATTGCGTCCAATCGGGATCGCAAGGATAGGAGAGCTTCCTTCGTTGCCTGTCTCTGCGCCTCGGCGAGTTTCCAGTCTCGGAACTCCGAGGCGCAATGTAGGTCGCATCGAGCCTGTCGCTCGTGCTGGGTCATCTTGATTGTGGGGTCATTGGCGAAGCCGACGATCGCTCTCGCCATTCGGATCTTGTAATCCGATTCGGTAATGGCAGCTGCTTCGGATTGTTCGGCATACAGGTAGGTCTGCTCCTCGAGGAGATCGCTCAGTTCGGCAATGTTTGCCTCGATCTCGCCCTGAGTCAGAAGTCGACTCATACGGACCAGCCCGTCTCGCGCAAACGACGCAGGACGTCGAGACCGAGATCCGTCACTCCGTAGATTGACGAAGGAGTTGCGCTCCCCGGATTGACGCGTTCTTGTCCTGTCTCCGCAATAAGACCGATTCTCTTGAGCGAGGAGACGCGTCTCCGCGTTCCCTCGAGCGCCGAGAGAGGAGCTTCTGCCCCAACGACAGCGATTGCTACTTCTTGTGCCGTATAGGGCTGGAGGGAGAACGCCTCGAGAACGCGCGCCTGTCGTGATCCTCGCTGGAATCGCCTCGGGTCAGAGGAGTGTCGACCGCCAGCCTCTTTCGAGGATCGAGGATCGGCATTACGGGCTGTCGCTTCGTCGACGGGGATCACTCCCCTGCCCGAACAATGCGGACAGCACATTACTTGACGGACCTCGGGGACGATCTCCCCGAATAGGTCGAGTTGCTGGTTCATTAGTGTCATTGGATTATTCCTTGTGTTGAGGTCTCCGAAGGAGACCGAGGTTTCGTGACGACTCAGGGTTCCCGTGTACCCAGTCGTGGTGAGCCCTACAGAGGGTCACAAGGTTGTCGGGCGTGTCCTGCCCACCTTGTGACTTCCGTAGAATGTGATGAGGATCGAGCTTCCCCCAACAGGAGAGGTCAGGGATCAGCTCTCTGCCTTTACAGCCCTTGTCTCGGAGGAACACGCTCGTGCGAACGTCGCTGTCGAGTCCCGTCCGTCGCTGTCGCTTAGGCGCGGATCTCTTGAGAGGAGTCCGTCGAGTTATTGCTCCCGAACGCTTCATCAGAGTCCGCACATTCCTTCGCACTCCTGATCGAATAGGGACACAATCCCCATTTCCTCTTTCGTTCTCAGATCAGCGTCTCTCAAGGCGACTCGTGACGAGTGGAGGTAGGGCGTCCCTCGATACTTCGCCTGTAAATGAGGGAGGGACCGTAGCGCCTCGTCAAACTCGACTGCGTCCGCCCACTCCTCGGGCATCTCGCTCAGGAGTCTCCACTCCTCGGTGTTCTTGAACGGACAACCGATACACGCCGACCGAGGAGGAAGGGCGTAGCCCTTGTCCGCACACCAGTCGAGGCAGTCCTGCCGTGTGAGATGTCGGTCGATCAGGGGATACTCGTGACGTATCCATGAGAACTTCGGATCCCTCATTCTCTGGCTCTCGTCCCACGAGATACCGATGAGCGTCGTTACGAGGTGTTCCTTGCTTCGCTGTCCTTTTGCGAGTCCAGCCAGCTCCCTCTGTTTCTTCATGAGAGGCTTCAGCTTGTACTCCTCGGTACATTGTCTACGAACCATGCCCGGCTTGCCGTCCTCGCCGACCATGTGTAACGGCATCGACGCGGCGCGGACTCCCTCGGTCAGGAAGTCCTCTCGAATGTTGCCCTTGCTGACGAAGTGAAACGGGATCTGCGCCTCCTCCATGAGGACCTTGAGGTTCTCGAGGTGTTCGTAGACTCGCTTCGGCTCCCAGCCTGTATCAGCGAAAACGACGTGATCAGCTCGCTCAATCTCTCCGTGAAGCATCATGAGCAAAAGGGTTGTGGATTGGACTCCTGCTCCGAGGGAAAGAATGCGTGTAGGTCGTTGGGTCATTGTGTCAGCCTTTCTGTGCTGTAATCGGAGACTCTAGCCGACTCGGGTCGACTTGTCGAGGACCGTATCTCCCTCTGTTCTAGCCGACTCGGGTCGGGTTGAGATTGTGTAGAGCCCCCACCCCCTTTCGTCAGGGTGAGACAGAGACGAAGGGTAAAAGAAAGATACGAGTCTCAGGTACAACGAGCGTGCCACGCGTTCTCTCTCAAGAAACACGCACCCCCTCTTAGAGTCAGCTAAGCCTGCGTCAGCCCCTCTCCCTCGGCGAATGCCCTTATGACATTCGTTGCGGATCGGGAAAGCGACATCTCTGTTCATCGAGTGACCACCGCGAGTCGAGGATTCTCAGGTCCTCTGGGTGGCGACTAAGCAGTCAGATGTCGCTCGGCGAGATTGTTCCCGTTAACGAAACTGGGTGAGCCCACCTACGCCGTCGATCTGAGTATTGGTGTCATCGAGTCTTACTCGGATTGCTGTAGAATGTCAGCGACCTCTCTTGCGGAACAGGATTGGGAACGGGCGACGAGCCCGAGGGTCGCCAACCATAGCGCACTCCTCGGGCTCTCAGCTCGTTAGAACTCGGAGAACTCCGTCGGGATCTCGTCGCCGACATGACTAGAGGCATCGAGGACGACAGCGTCGAGCCTCTCACCTAATGTCTCAAACGCTTGACGAGCGAGGCTCCATGCGAGATTGTCCGTCGTCATCTCGAGTCCCGAGATCGGGAGACCGTACTCTCCGTCGGGACTAAGGAAGCCCTGATCTCCGACGAGGCTGTCTGCCTTGTCCGCGTCGATCGACACGATGACCGTAAAGGTAACGAGACGTCGACGGGAGATCTCCGCGCTCAATCGTGGCTCCCGTGACAGCCCTGTGAGCCACAGCCCAAGGCACAGACAAGGCGTACACGGCATACACAATGACATTGAACGCAGGAAGGGCAGCTGCCGTAGCGACTGAGTTGCGCTCGGCGGATCCCCTCCTCGGTGAGAGGGTAGTTCCAGCCGTTCTCCCATACGCCCTCTCCGAGGAGATCGAGGTTTCGGAGAGTCATCACGATCTCATGCGCGAGCGCCGAGTTGCTCTCGAATAGCCCTTGCTTGCGAGGCATGACTCCTCCTGTCGTCTCGAGCCAGCACAGAACGGATCTCTGTAGATCAGTCAGCTTGACATTCATTCCGCGCCCTCCGTCTCGTCCTTCGCCGAGGCGATCCATTCCGCATCGGCAACGTCTGCCATTGCGATCTTGAGCGCGACCCAGTCTCGAGCTTCGACCTGCTTCTCGGGAGAGAGGTCCGCGAGCTTCCCGTATTCGGCGAGGAACTCTGTCTTGATCGCCTTGGCTGTCTCTGTCGTTACCTCGGAGAGCATTCGCTTGATCTCGGAGGTGACGACCGTGTCCTCTACGACGGGAGCCTTCTTGACGGGCGCTGTCGAGCGTTCCGTAGAACGGGGCTGAGCGTTCCGAGGTTGACGCGGAGCGGCACTAGCGCCGTCATCGTCCTCCGCGGCGAGTCCGAGGACGGCAAGGAGCGAGTAGCGACGCCCGTAGGTAATCGCCGATCCTGTCTCCTGTGCTGTGCGACCGTTCGGAAGCAGGAGAGGGTCGAAGGTGATCCATTGTCCCGAGGCGTGGAGCAGGGTCGTCGTAATGGCGACCGTGTCGTGATCGGGGTTAGAGGCTGTCTGTGTCACAGCGAGGTCGTGCTTCGCGAGGATCGGGCGGACCATTGAGAGCGCGTCGGCGAGGTCCGCGTAGCGGTAGCCGTACGACGCTCCTGTCTTAGTCGGGATCTTAGCCTCGCGACCTTTCGGCACGTCGGAGAGTTCGCCGAGAGCCCTGACGAGAGAAGCAGAGATGTTCTGTATCTCGGGAGAGGAGGTCCAGCTCATACGCGTTCTCCTTCGATCGAGATCGAGAAGCCTGTCTGACGCTTCGCGCGGTACTCGTCGGGCTGTAGACCGAGTTGCTTACGGAAGCCTGTCTTGGGATCAGCTCCGAACGAGAAGCTTGAGTCAAGGAGGTTGTAGGTCTCGCGGATTGCGTTCGACAGGGCAGGGTGAACCTCGCCTGTCATCTTGTCCGTCGCGAGCTTCTGTATGATCGCGCGAATCGCGTCGTCGAACATCTGCTCACGGCTCGAGTCGTGGATCCACGTTGACGAATACTTCGCCTTGCGGACGACGTTGCCGACGCCAGCGATGACGAGGGAGTCGTCCTCCATTGAAGCGGACAGCGACTCCGTGATCTCGTCCTGTAGCAGGCGCGAGGCAGAGACGAGTCGAGAGAGCAGGTCGAGTCGACGTGCTAGGTCCGAGGGAGTCCCCTCGGAGATTGTCATTGGGTCGATGCCCTCAAGACTCTTGAGAGTCTTGGCGAGGGTCGTCGACGGATCGGTAGTGGGCATGGCGTGTCTCCTGTTGGATAGTTGGATTGGTTAGGACGGTAGAGACGTCTCAATCTGAGAGCGACTCTATTGGACCCCTGTGTCGGGGTTCTGCCTGTCGTCCTGTCAGGCGAGATCTAGTAACCGTTCCCGAGAACGATCATGTTGGTGAGGGACTGGAGGGCTCGACGATCATCGGCGCGAGCCTTGTCGATCTCCTCCTGAGAGGGGACCTCGCAGTCGTGACCGAGATCGTCCTCGGAGGTCAGTTGCTTATCGCACTCAGGACAGCGACTCATTGGCGGTCTCCTGTCGAGTAGATACGGATCGCGGATCCGCGTTGCTCGATCATCTCTCCGAGGAGAACAGGACTCGCCTTGCCGTCCTTCGTTGTCACGGTGACGAGCTGACCTGAGAGATCGTCGCTCGTTCCGTAGACGCGGATCCGCCAGTCACCGTCGACCTTGGTCCACGAGACCTCGATCGGTGGGTTGGGTTCTTGTGTATTGCTCATTGGTTTTCTTTCTGTTGAGAGAATGTATGCGTCGACACTCTAGCCGACTCGAGTCGAGTTGTCGAGACTCTATGACTCCTCGGTCGGGGTCACCTTGGGTTCCTTGCGGAACACTCGGAACACGTCCTTTTCGTAGAGTTGTTCCTCGATGATCCCGTCGACCTCGTAGCCGTATCGCGAGACCTCGTAGAAGGAGAGGCGGATCTTGAAGCGACGTTCGAGGACGTCCTTGAGGCAGTTGTAGAACACGCGGTCGTGGTGATCGCGGCGACCTAGTCGACCTCGACTTCCTACAGCCATGTGGACCAGCTCGTGCGCGAGCGTCTCGTAACTCGGCGCGATCTTGAGAATGATAGTCCAGCGTTCGTAGTCGGCGAGTCCAGCTACGCCCGAGAT